AAATATGCTCCACCTACGGTGGCAGCAACGAACCCTTTGAAACCAGCAGGAATTGCATCCGTCGGATGGTTATCAACCATGGTTAACATGATGAATTTTGATTTTAATTCGAATGTTCCATCAGCCGTTCCAACTTTCAATGCTACATAACCTGGTAATTCAGGATTCATAGAACATGTTGAATATTTTTCAAGAACAACTAAATTATCGTCAGTGTCATTAAAGTCACGAACCACAATGTTGAATTCAGCATTTTCAAGGTCAATATCCTGAATTGTAATTTTAACTTGTTGATTAGCTGAATTACCATCTGGGATGGAAACAATTTGGAATAGGTCAGCCACATCCCCACCTCTAACTTCAGATACCACCATTGGTGATCCTGGAGTCTCCCATTGAGTTAAGAAGTCGTCACCCACTGGATGAGTAAGGGAAGTAACACTTAAACCTCTAATTAAACCACGAGCAGTAAGTGCTTCAACTAAATTAGGATAACTTTCAAATGCGTAAACTGGGTAATCACTATATGATTTATCATACACGTCAGACCCTAACACTTTATCGATGAATGTTGTTGAAGTACTGTCTAATGAACATGTGAATGTTCTTTCGGTTGCGTCGTAAGAAGCAACTGTGAGAATGAAATCACCTAACGGAGAACTCTCAATTGTTGGATTTCCAGAAATTGTGTATGTTGTTGAGGACATTGTAACTCCTGTTGTTTGTAATAGTAAGGTTGAAACGGTTGAATAATGACCCCTTGATCTTAATGCTGCTACCATAATATCATTATAGTCGTTTACTTCAGCATCATAAGTGTATTGGACTACCGTAAATCCTGTTGAAGCTGAATTGTATGACATAAGGTATGCATAAACCTCACTTGTTCCGTCAAAGAACTCGTTGTACCATGTGTATCCTACTGCGTCTCCGATTGGAGCATCAACACCAGTTAAGTGTGTTCCTGTCATCCCCGAAATACTTTGAGAAGGAACTAATCCAATAGTGAACCAATCATTATCATTATATGTTGACTGATTTGCCACAATAAAATCAGGAATACTAACACCAGTAGTTGCGGTTTTCCCAGTTAATGGATCGTTGAATGTTCCAAGACCTGTCAACGCATTTAATGTACCAGGAGCTTCCGCTGGGAAGTCGGTTGAAACTACAACCCCACCTAAAGTTTTTACACCCCATGTTGTTTCGGGTTTATATCCAGTAAGACCAAGAATTCGTGTTACGAATAATTGATTTGACTCCAATAAGTACGATTTCGCAACATAAGGAAGTTCATATTTAGGATTGCCATCACCATCTTTTACTGGGGTCGTGGATCCAAAGTAAGTTTTGAATTCATCGAAATTGGTAATTAATAGTGGTTCAAATGCCGGGCCTTTAAGTGTTTCACCCACAAGTCCTAATGTGGTTACACCAACGCTTTGTGATACATAAGTTAAGTCTGTTTCTTTTGTGTACACACCAGGCGACACGAATACTCTGTTTGAATTTGCCATTGATTTCTATTTGGTTAATTGTTTATTTTTATTGTCATATATCATAAATATCTCTGTTTTTCACAAAGATTTCGTAATAAATAAATTAGTAGATACTATTTTATCCTTTTTTACTATTATTTATCTTTAGATATGGAACGTAAGAGTAAAAATGTTAAGATCAGCGAGAAACACCACTTAATACTGAAAGATCATTGCGACAAAAACGGTTTGAAAATTTATCGAGTGATCGAAAAGTGGATTGACGGATTAGAACCTTTAGGGAGGAAAAAGGATATCTACGGTGAAGATTAATATAAATAACAAATACTAATTCTCGATGAGTTTACTGGGTCAGTATTAAATGTTATTTGATTAGGATTGGGCCCAACGGTATATCCGTCCCCATTGATGTCAACCAAACCGTTAATTGTAACATATACCATACTATTAATCACATTATCAACAGTAAATGTCGGTGATGTCCCATCGTACATGAAGTTTTCAACTTTCAGAGCTAAAAGGTTACCATATGAATCCTTAAATACATTTGATTTTCCTGCGTAATAAACAATCATAACTTTACCAATTGGGGGTTGAACAAAGGAAACCCTAGATGTTCCACCTAACCAATAATAATCAACGTCTTGGTCTTGAATTAAACCGTTGATTGCCACGAAAAAGAGCACACCGATTGATTCACCAACACTAAATATGGTTTGAATTCCGTCCCCTTCAAATAATGTTACTTTTATCTCAATGGAGCTATAAATGGATTTTCTTGAATAATTCTTTGTATCTAAAAATTCGGTTAACAAGAGTGCCCGGTTTATAGCTGGTTTTACTTCAAATTCCTCTGGGTCAATTAAAAACCCTAACATTAGGAAATTATAAGTTTGTACATAATATCTACGAGTATCCAACGAGTCAATTGGTGAACTATCATTGATTTGTTCTAAGATTATCGGTACATAGTGACCTTTAACCATAGTGTAAGCCTGTCTGGATGAGAACTTTTGTAACACGATTTTATTGAATCGGTTCAAATCTCTAAATTTCTGACAAACAATCGTAACCTCGAACCCAATGTCTATCGGCACAGGTTGTGGTATTTTATATACGTCGGCACCCTTTCTTGTCCCGTCCCAAGTCTGTACGGTTGCATAATGAAATTCCATCCTGTCAGGAATAGTCCTCAATAATGATGGATTTGTCCCTGGTTGAACGTCGGGTCTACGAACCACACCAATAAACGGTACTTTCATATTCCCATCGTCGTCTGAAAACGTCCAATTGTTTGCAACCTCACCCCACCTTTGTACTGTGAGAATTCTTGGGATAATTGGGATTTGGTCACCGTCGGAGTTAATTTTGAAATTTTCCTTAACAAATTCCATCATACCTAAATCTAGATCATCATGTAAAACTGAGTCGGGTAAATAAGTGTCGGCATCGGTAATCTTGTTAAGTAATTCTTGTCTTCTATCAAGAAGTTCTTTACCTTCATAGATTTCGAGGTCGGTTTTTCTTTTCTTTGGAATTGCCATTTTAAACTCCTCTAAATTCGTTATCTTGTGTAGGAACACAAGTTATGGTTCTATAATGTGGTTTATATCCGAACATTTTGTGTTTTCCATCGGCTAGGACTTTCCCATCGTTTGTAACGGTGTAGAATCTAATTTTCTCCTCACTTTCTGGATATCCGATATAATCTCCGAATCTAATGTCAATATCCAAATCGTTCAGTTCCTTTAAATATACTGAAATCATCATATTTCCAGGTTCAAGGAATCTTAAAAGTCCCGATTTATACGTTTTGGTTTCTGCGGTTGCAATTTGAACTAAACCCCGGAATTCAACGGGTGGGAAGAACTTCAACTGGTCTTTTCCGATTTCGGCATACACTTCATCCGTATCAGTTCGTGTCCTATCGACTTGGTACAACGCAAGATACATATTTAAGTCACCATGAAGGTATTCTTCTCCCATCTGAATGTTCAAATCGAAATCATCCTGAGAAAAGAATTTGTTTAATCTGGTTATCGGTAATTTATTTTCCATATCTCTATAAATAGTTTAAAAAACCGTTCTAATTATGTATATTATACTATAATTTGAATATGGAAGTAAAGATCCCCGAAATAGAGGCTCGAAAGATCCTCGAAACTTATGAAGGTGCTAATAATCAAATACTCGAATGGAAACGTAGAATGTCCATTGGGAAAGGGTTCAAATTGGCCCGTACTCAAGCGCTTTATGTTATTACCAACCACCAAACCGTACCAAAAATAGCGAGAAAGAACATTACTTTGGTGGCATCCTTTGGTGAAAAGTTAATGGAAGAAAAACTTCTCACAAAACCAGTCAAAGAGGTTTGGTGTGAGAAATTATTATGTGAAACCGAGAAGGCTTTCCACATTTGGGGTAAGATGTTTCCGACTCAGATGAATCATGGGTTCTGGTTACCCAAAGGTGCGGTATTAACCCCTGAGAAGAAACTCAATCGGGTCATCGATTACTCAAAATACGACCATAGACCGCCAAAAGAGTGGCAACCTAAGGCGATTGAGTTCCTTTTGGCAAATGACAGGTGTATTTTAGCGGATGACATGGGTTTGGGGAAAACCACAAGCGCAATAATAGCGTCATTGGAAGCCGAAGTGAAGAAAGTATTGGTTGTTTGTCCCGCTTCAGTTAAGATTAATTGGAAAAGAGAGATTGAGAACTACTCTGATGAGAATATTTTGATTGTAGAGGGTCGGAAATGGGGATCTACTTTCAAATACTACATTATTAACTACGATATCATCAAGAATTTCCACACAACAGAGAAAATAGAAGGAATCGACGACTACCAATTGATTGCTAACGAGAAATTTGACCTTGCAATTATTGATGAGGCTCACTATCTTTCAAATTCATCAGCTAAAAGGACTAAGTTGATGAATAATATCCTCGAAACAGTCCCCAAAGTGTGGTTATTGACAGGAACACCCATGACATCGAGACCGATTAACTATTTCAACCTATTAAAAATCATTAATTCCCCCGTGGCGTTGAATTGGCAACATTATGTTCGTCGATATTGTAAGGGATTCCAATTTACCACAAGAAATCCAGATGGATCTCCTGGTAGGAAGGTATGGAGTACGAGTGGTCATAGTAACTTGAATGA